GCAACAGTCGGCCTTTTTGTTTTGCTGAACTTGTCTTCATGTAACCAGCCTATCGGAACAGGTTGGACAGGGGTGTCAGGATTGTAGACATCTTCAAAGACATTCCATAAAGATTCTTTTTTAGCAAAGTTGGTAAATAGTCCTGCTTCTCTGCCAAACGCTTCTCTTTCCCAAGGCAGTTCATAATAGTCCATTGCATCACTGTCGATGGGTTCACCTTGCCATTCTGTTTGCGACTCATTTAACTCTCCATATACATATTGCTTAACATGCACAAATTCATGTGCTAATGCTTTTAAAATCTCTTTACCTGAAATGTAGGGATGTAATTCAATTAAGAATTCCCTTGCCTGTCCTTTAGTATTTCTTTTCTCGATGCTTGCATATCCATAAGCATCCAAATGCTTGTTAAACTTAACAGACACCACAAGATGTCGGAGGAGCTGTTTAGGGAATAACTGCTCAGCATAGAATTGAGAAGCTCTCTGAACATATTCATTGAACCTTTCGTCTGGATGACCGTGATTGTTTAATAATAAAATCATACTTGCTCCAATTCTTCTGCACAATTATCATACCAAAGTTGAAGTTCATTAAATGTTATTTGAATAGATAAAGAATTAGATTCTGTTTTCTTTATAATTTCAGGATAAAAACGCATAACATGCTTAACTTCTGTACCTTCAGAAAGACTTGTTCCTATTTCAAGAAATCGAATATCGTTCATTTATAACCCTTCGGTGGGAGGCTGCCAGAGCTGGTTGGCTTCTCTTCTAAGCCATAGCAATCTGCAGTTTTCGATTGTTCGTTCTGCTTCGCCACCGTATGCTTCGACACAAGCAGAATACATTGCTGCTTCACCTTCACAGTGGGCGAGGATTTTGTCAGCCTTAACAGGGCCGATACCCTTGAGGCCAATGATGTTATCAACTCTGTCACCTGTCAGTACCTGCCTATAAAAGTTTTTAATTGCTTCTTCTTCTGTTACAAAAGTCATTTCTTTCTTAACAAAGTTCCAGTGATTACCACGAAGCTGCAGGAAGTCTTTGTCAATACTTGCAATGACGCTCTCATAATTCCTTGCTGTATGTTCTATCGCAATCGAATCGTCTGCTTCTTGCCCGACAGAGACTTGGAAGTCCCATGCGGAGACAAGATAGTCTCGAATAAGCTGGAGATGCTTAGGCTTAGGTGCTGTGCGATTTCCCTTATACGGAGCAGTTCTTGCGATGTCATTACGAAAGTTATCCTTACCAGTTAAGTAGCCCTGGTAGGTCTCAGCATCGAGATCCTCCCAGAGCATAGTCTCAAGGAAGGTGGCAACTCGTGAGACAACAATCTTCTCGTTCTCTTCTTCAGTAGAGAAACCGATTCGATACCCGATAATGTCACCATCAATGAGGACGTGCATTATAGTACGTCGTCCAACTCTTCAACTGTTTCAGCACTTCCACCGTAAGGAATGAAGTCTGTAATAGTCAATCGATTGAGTCCAACACCTGTACCATACTTGGCAGTGTACGCATGGCTATAGAAGCCTAGAACTACTTTGGCTTTAGTGCCGTTACCTACCAATGCACCTTTGAGGTCAAATGGTTTACCTTCAGGAGTCAAAGGGATGATTTCCTTTGTAGACTTTCCAGTAACATAATTCCCTCGTGAGTCACCTTTGTTCTTAATCTTTACACCGAACTCTTCTAAGGCTTTAACGGCCTTGTCCGAAAGATTGCAAACATCAGCTTGATACTTACTTCCTTGCTCAGGCATGCGGTCTAGGAATGCCCAGTGAATCGTACCTTCTACGGTAATAGGTTTAAAATTACTCATATACATCCTTTCTGTCTTAGAACTACTATTATACCACAATTAATGAGAACCTGCCCAGTTTTTCGCAACACCATATTCAGCCCCTACTGGACAACGGAACTGTAATATCTCGCCTGCTTCTGCAGCAGAGTGAACAACCACTTCTCCGACTCTGTCCCCATACTCTGCAGGACATTCAATCTGAACCTCGTCATGAATCCATGCAACTAGCTTATAGGGAATTCCCTCGGCCTTTAAATTCTTTTTGATTTGAACAAGCCACTGTTTACTGATGATAGCCCCTGCACTTTGTAAGAGCGTGTTAAGCGACGAATGGGCCGACCTGACCGTAAGCTGATAACCACCAAGGCCAGGTAGCCTTCCTTTCTCAGCAATCCTTTCAACTTTCGATTTAAGCCTCTCGTACGCTGGTACTGCTCTACAGAAGTTACTGATAATGTTGGCTCCTTCTTTTGGAGACTTACCAATAACTTTAGCGATCTTGGCTGAGGATGCTCCGTAGAGAGTCGCATACAAGACAGTCTTCGCAAGGTCTCTCGATTCAACCCCGAATGCTTGCTGATTTCTAGTGTGGACATCACCGTTGACTGTCTCATCTATGTATTCCTTATCATCAAGGTAATGAGCAAAGCATCGAAGTTCGATACCACTAAGATCGACACCCACCAATACGTTTCCATTCTCAACCGTCCAGCACGACCTAAACTCTTTTCCAAGTGTTGCCCTAGTTGCAGGGACTTGTGCCATATTAGGGCTAGAATGAGTAGCTCTACCAGTGACAGCACCAAAACCAATAACTTTACCATGTACTCTACCATCCTCTCCTAAGTGTTCCAACCATGAATCTAACTGTGATGCTCTTTTTTGTAACGTGAGGTATCTCGCAATAGGCTTCGCTTCTGGAATATCAATTTCTTCCAAGACCGCTTCGTCAACAATAATCTGTCCCTTTTCAGTTTTCTTACTTGGAACCCAGCCCTTGGAAACCAAACGCTTGGCAATTTGTTGACGAGATCCGACATTGAAAACTTCCACATCGTCCTTAAGTCGCTTCCCAGTCTTGTCAGATACACGCTCCGTAACAATCGGTGGGAATATTTCCTGTAACGCTTCCTCGATACTTGCCATCTCGGTCTTAATCTCACATAGTAACGTCTGTGCATAGGGCACATCAAGTTTGAAGCCATTCTTTTCCATCTCCGATAAAATAACTTGAACCTCATACTCTAGTTTAACTGCTTGAGGACTAATCTTATTCTTGGTGATCTCTGCAGCTAAGATGTCATAGACCTTACTAGTCAACTCCACATCTCGAATGCAATAAGTAACCATCTCTTCAGTAAGACCACCGTCAAAGTCGCTGAACTCAATCTTATCAAGGCCTGTAGCTTTGCCCCAAGCATCTAGTGAGTGACCGCCATCACGAGCAGAATTACTGAGCCTAGAAAGAAGGAGAGTATCAGCACACTGGGAAGCCCTGATTTTAGTGTTCCACACACGATTAAGAACAGTGGCATCAAAGGCGATAAGATTATGACCCACAATGGTATCTGCATCTCGTAAATATTCATTTAAACCTTCCTTGTCTTTCCAGACTTTAATCTCATTAGTCTCACGATGTAAAGTAACACAGCACCAAATCTTATCGTGTGCTAAGTTAGTTTCAATATCGAGAACCAAAGTCTTCATTAGTATCCTGGATTAGGGTTATAAATTGTTGCAGGCAGTGAACCGAATGTTAACACAGTTCCTGCTGCATTACCATTAGAATCATAAATAAAACTGATTGAATCAGCATACACTGCCGTTGAAATCATCAGTAATAACATTGTTATAACATTTCTCATTTTCTTCTCCATCTTCGGTTACACATCTTTTGTACATCAATAGGGTCTTGGTCTGTTACTTCCTCACAAGCATACACAGACTGCCTGATATTGTGTTGCACTAAAACATCTGCTAAGTTTATTGTAAAGATAATTCCAAGGATTGTAAAGATAACTTTAAAGAACTTCATTAAAACTTCCACGTCTTCGTTACAGTAACTTGTTGAGAATCGTTCTCAATATCTAAAGATACCTCGATGTCCTTCTTTTTCTCTTTATTCAAGTTCTTGTTAAAGATTTCGTCCCAGTTCTTGTCAAACTGTTCCTTATCTGTAAATGGTCTTGGCTTATCGCCTTTTCCTCCGTCTCTCATTTCTCTTGTGCCTTTCTTAATATTGCTCTAGCAAAACGCATAATAAAAGTGTTATAGCCAACATTTTTCAAGTGGCACATATCCTGAATGGTGCGTATTTCTGCATCTGTTAGTGTTTTGGCAGGGTGTTTGTATAAAGGAAACAATCCCTCTTTTAGTGATTTGTCCAGTTTTTTATATGCCTCATTGGTAAACTGGGTTCCCAGATTGTCCATCCAAATATGTGGCTTATTGGTCATTTCTCTTGTGCCTTTCTTAGTATTGCATCATGGATTTCTTTTGCCATTTCACGCCAAGACTTTGAAAACCAATCGTGGCGATTGATGATTGCTTCACATTCGTCATCGGTTAATGGTGTTAGTGTTTTTGCTGGATGAGTGTAGAGTGGAATATCATCTTCCCATGTTTGTACCTTACTAAATTTTGTAGGTTTGCCATCTTCATGGTGAACTTGCATCCACGCTACTGGTTCATTGTTCATAGCTCCTCCTGAATTTCTAACATACGACCAGTGTCCTTGTTATACAAAAGACTCGCACAGTGAGGACTGGTCAGACCACTGAAACGATTCTTTAAAATACTGACTCTTGTGGTGTTACGCTCAATAGGGTCTTCAGCTTGTGCGTTACGAACCAAGCCAATCACGATGTCGGATAACTGAGCAATAGCACCTGAGCCACGTAACTGTGACAAGGACGTTGCAGCTCCTTCCTCGTGACCTTTACTCTCTGGACGCTTGAGGTGTGATACTGCAATCAAACTAATCCCAGTCTCTTGCACAAGCATACGCAGCTTAGTCATCAACTCATCGATACTCTTACGCTCATCGCCATTAGACTGAGCAGAAACAACCATAGAAATATGGTCAAGAAAAACATACTTGCAGTCTGCTGCTTTAGCGAAATAACGAATGCGGTTAACAACGTTATCAATATCAGTACTCCCGAAATTATCCCAAAAGAAAAGTCTGTCAGTACCCAAGGTAATATCAAAGGCATTTTTTAGCTCCAATTCAGATACGTCAGTGTCAGGTAAATGTAACGGCTTATTCAAGTACAAGGACATAATGCCTCGTGCAGTCTTACGCACTGACTCTTCCATGAACATCAAGCCAATGTTTTGGTCAGTAGTCTTAATCAAGTGCCAAAGGATTTCTCTAAGGAACTGAGACTTACCAAGTCCCGATCCAGCAGTGACTGTAATAAGCTCTGCAGGGCGAATTCCGTAGGTGAGTTCATTAACTCCAGGCCAAGGATATATGGCTGAAGACTTTTCAACTGGACGATTGACCTCTTCCCAGAGTGTCGATCCAGCAACGATACCATCAGGAGTCCAGTTTTCTGCTGCCCACCATTGTTTAACATACTCAGCTCCTTTGCCTGCTTTCAAATAATCACAAGCATCCTTGTAACCATTTAAGTGTTTAACGATTTTACATTTACTACCTAGCACTTCTGCAACTTCACTCGCAGCCTTCTGTCCTGGTTCATCAGCATCAAAGCAGATGTAGATCTCCTCGAATGTAGTTAACCATTCATAGGCCTGTTTAACATCTTTTAAGGCCGATTGAGCACCGTTGCGGATGGATACGTTAGGATACTTACTACCACTCATCTGAAAGCCTGCTAGTGCGTCTAGCTCACCTTCATGAATCGTTACAGTCTTACCCCCTTTAGGGAAGAGGCATTGACCGAAGAGCACAGAGCCTTTCCAGTCACCAGCAATCGAAAAGGTTTTGTCAGCCACAGAGCGAATTTTAGAAGCGATGATAGCTCCTTCACTATTCGTGTAAGGATACACTTGTGAAGAGTCATCAGAGGTAACTCCGTAGTACTGGCACGTCGCTGAAGTAATTCCCCGATCAGGAATAGACTGGACAGTGCCTCGTAGGTTTAATTCTTTCTTAGGGCTATTGCTTACCGTTGCTTCACCATCACCAGCAACATAGGTGAGACAAGCATAGCAATAGGTATGCCCGTCATCGAAGAGTGCATTAGCATCAGAGCTACCACACTTCTCACAGGCTATATGTTTTATAAATTGACTCATGATTCTTTCTCGTGTATAATATCTATCTAGGCTTTATTGTTTCTTTAATACATATAACTATAATAACAATAACTATTAATAATATAATCATATTAGTTATAATCATTAAAGTTATAATCATCTAAATAGATATTAAGATCATCTATATCAGAACTACTTAGTAAGTCTACTCTATCTTTATAGAGAATATCATCCTTAACAGTCTTTAAACAACTCAGGCACATGTCAAGGTAACTGTTAGTGGTCACTGACTTAATGGTGGATTCATAGTCAGTCAGTAAATTGTTACAACAATAGCATCTCATACAAGGTCTCCAATGCCTTTTAAATCGATTATAAGGGGCTTTTTAGCCGAGTTCTTCATCGTCTGATACCTCACCCTCACCTGATACGTTATCACAGTCCCAAGGCACGTATTCACAATCCATCTCTTCAGGCGAATAAGTGCTGGCACGATCCTTCTCAGGCATTACGTTCATCATTAATAACTTTATATTCTGTATATTCGATTGAGTCATAATAATCTTTAAAGGCCTCAGCTAATAATCTCCATGTAGGCATATTAGTTTCTCCAATCTCACCCTCATATAATGGTTCACCAATACCACCACGATTTAATATTGCTTTTAATTCTGCATCAGTCATAATAAACAATCCTTTAATAAGCCACGTTTAATTAAAATGTTCTTTAACTTAAGTAATGCTGCTACTTCTATTTGCTTTACTCGTTGATGAGAGATACCTAGCTCATCTGCTATCTGCTGGTAAGTGTACATGCTATCCTCGAATGTAAGTAAGAACATTAAAGATAGTATCTACCACGCTAGTTAAGCAAAGTATGATAATCAAAATAGATTCTGCGTTATTGAATTTCAAAATGGAGCCTCCTCAAATTCAAATTTAGGTGCTTTCTTTAACTCGATAGTCCAAGCATTAGATCCAACATAAGACAGAGCCTCGGCCTTCGTATAGAACCAACGAAGCATAAAGCCCTCCTCATCATAGACCCAGTACTTACTTAGCATTTACAATCTCTTGAGTAAGATACGCACAACAAGTTATAAATGCTTTCTTCATCTTGTTTACTTTCTTTACATCAGCCCACTCAATACGATCAGAGTTAGGTTTCTTATGGGCATTGACCGCTAACGTTACCAAGTCTATCAGAGAAAAGGTCTCGACTGCTTCAGCGTCATCGCCAACGAAGAGCTGAATCTGACCTCTATCGTTAATCCAAATACCAATGTCTAAATCTACTGTAATCTTACTCATTCTTTAATCTCCTTACGCTTAAACTCTTTAGACATCCATGCGTCCACGGCTTTATCAACGTGCTCACCAGTGAGCCACACGTGCGTGGACATCTTACCATCACAGAGCACTACTGCTGGTGCGATAACGTCTTGTGGCACGTCCCATGAGCCATCACGTAGCCAGCGATAACGCTCTGCGTCTAAGAAGTTTTGACTATCAGCAAGCATCTTAGCCCATAGCGTAGCTCTATTGTCCTCCTGAGCCTCTAGTGCGTCGGCTGCACGTATAAGAAGGTTACGTGTAACGACATACTCATCCTTATCAGCGTACGCACGTAGCTGCTTAATTAAGTTCTCAGTCATTTAAAATCTCCACAATAGGATTGTTTTTGTATTTATACAATGGTTTAATTTCTGCGACAATCGACGGAAAATATTTTGAATTATTTTCAGCATACTTTTTAGCTTCTCCTAAATCAGAATATAGTTTAGCTTCAAACATACTTTTCCATGCGAGGTATGAACCATCTTGTGCGAATGGTTCAGTATAGACAACATACTTAACAGTATTCTGCACTACTTCTCTTTTCTCTTCTTTCTTTTTAAATAGCTTAATCATTTACAGCCTCCGCAGATTCATACATATCAATCAAATCATTAATTACTTTTGTGCTCCCAAATTTTACCATCATTGCGACGGCATCGCATAACATATTGTGATAACAAAACTCTTCCCACATTATCTTGGCCTCTTCAGGGAACATCTCAGCCTGTAAGTTAGTCATTGTAAGGGTTCTCCTCATAGTATTCATTAGCCTTCATGAATGCAATATCATACCAATAGACAGAGACCTTCTCAATCACCTCTACTGGTGCATGACTAGGCGTAGGATAGACTGATTCACAATAGCCACACTCGCTTAGGCCTTCAGCCCAGTTATGGGGTTCACGATAATTGTATTCATTCTCTAGCATGTCAAAGGCATATTGCTCTACCTTCCAGTCCCAGTCATCGGGATAGCCATCATCATCGGGTTCGTAGTATCTATCTTCCATTGTCATCATAATTAAATCTCCTTTGTGCGTAGTGTAAAGTTTTCAATCTCTACTTTATCATCAGATTCATCTGCATCAATTAACTTTTCCGCTAACTCTATGTCATTAAATATTTGTAAATTTTCCCAGTATTCATTGCCCCATTCATCCGCACCGCTAGATTTTACCAAATATAATTCCATAATATTCTCCTAGATTGTTTTAAATGTCAAGGTTAAATTAATGCCGTTAGTCTCTAGCGTACAATCGTCAGTCTCATATCTTGCACCATTAGATTCTACATGAGCCAGCATAGCATCGGGAAAATTCTCATCGATCCAAGTAAGCAGCTCGTCCTTAGTATTAAATATAATTGTATGTCTCATGCCGTTACCTCCACAATTCTATAATCGCTTGCGTCGTACTCGTCTTCAATCTCACCATTAAAATGAGCCTGAGCCATCTCGTCTAGGAAGTCATCTAGCGATGCCTTAGCGTCTTCATAGCTATCAAAATATTCTAGCTCATCATTACATTGCCATACATTCTCCCAGCCATATAGGAATTGAGTTTGTATCTCATACTTTACCATTACATTCTCCTTAATTTGTGAGTGAAAGTCAATCATGATTCAATCTCCTACCTTAATAAATTGAAAGTGCTCGTTGATAAATTGCTTAGCCTCATCGTCTACAATCTCCCAGTGGCCTGTAATATTACCGTTGCTGTCCTTTACTTTACCACGTGTAAGGCCTAGGCCGATATCACTCACCATATAATCTACGGCCTTGCCAATCTCCCATCCTATACCCTCATCAGTATAAGCAGCGTTGTCTAGATTAATTTTAAGATTTAATTCCATGTTAAGTATTCCACAAGTTTAATGTTTTAATCTCTTCGATAGCCTGAGCACGATATAAGTTTAATTCCTCCCCGATATCTTGCCCTGATATATCCTTGATCCAGCCCGTACCGTACCAGTTTTTATACTTGTCATGGTAGTTAAGATCAATCCAATTTTCTCCCCATGTAATGGTAAAGGCCTTCGCACCTTGCTTTAAGTACTCGGCAATGGTTCGCATTACAACGGCCTTACTTGGTTTTCTATTCTTGAATTCTATTTCAATTACTGGATACAATGTGCTCATGATATAATCCCTTCGTCTAATAATTGCTGCAATGTACGTCCAAAAAATCCCTGTAATTGATACCCTAAACCAGTGTCATGCAAGTGCTGCCATGCTGCAATGACCTGCTCTTCATTATCGCATTCAATAAAACCCTCAGCGATTCCTACGGCCTGATAATTATCCATTTTATAAACCCTTTACTGATTGAATTGTAAATTTATTAATAGCTCTATAGGCCTTAGCCTGCATGTCAAATACGGTGATGTACTTATTAGCGTCTAGCGTACTTGTACCACCTTTTAAATGCTTAACAACGCCTAGACGGCCATTTAATTCTCGGACGCTCCCGTCCTTTTTAATAAACGTGACGGTAAAAATCTTCCCTTTACTATTTAAAATCTTATCTACTATTGAATTGTTTTCCATGTTTAATTCCTTTATAAGTTAACTACAATCACAATTTAAACCCTATAGATTGTCACGTCTATAGGGATATACCCTTAGGCTGCCAATGCTATACGGATTACCTTAGCCATTGTTTTACCATGAGCAGGGTAGGCAATGACTGACACGTCCTTGTCATAACATGCCCTGCAGCCGTTACACTTGCCCTCATTCTCATAAGCCTTGCATAATGTCATACCGTCCTTGATATCATTAGATGTAGGAATGATGACGGAACCATGTAAACCATTCTCATATTCTCCAGTCACGCTATCGCTAGAGAATCGGACGGACACGTTATCCAATGCCCTCATCTTGGCAATGATGGCCTTATACTTAGGGAATTTCTCCATGCGTGTAGGGATCCAATGCTTTACCCATGGGGTAAGCGTCATCACTTGATAGATTTTCTCTGCAAGATCTACAGAATACATATCTCCGCTATCGAACCATCTAAAATAGCGTGAAGAGTCTAAGGCCTGCACCATATCAGAGACCCAATCGTCTCTAATCCAGTCA